GCTGTATCGGCTGATATTTGAAGAAAGCCCCCAAGGCGCGCAAATCCTTGAGGATTTGGTAGCGCGTTTCGGAGGCAATCCGTTCGTCAAGGGCGGATTAGAAGGCGACCGGCAGACGTGCTTTAACGCCGGTCGCAACGAAGTGGTGCAGTTCATCCTGCGCCGAATCAACCAAGCCAACGGAGTGCAGGATGTTTAGGAGTAACCAGTATGTTTTCATGGACGCAGCAGGTACGGACGGTGGTGCTGGAGCAGCGGCTGGCGCTGCGCCTAGTGGTGGCATCGATCAGGGCGCCGCTGGTGGGCAATCCGCAGCCCCTGCGAGTGGCAACGCAGGCGGAAGCGGCGGCAGTGTCTTGGCAGCGGGTGCAGCAGCATTGGGCGGTTCAGTTGGCGCTCAAGGTTCGGGCGCGGCGGCTACAGGCAGTGGGCAACCTGCTGGCCAAGCAGCCACCGGCGCCCAACCGGGAGCAGCGTCGGGCATTCCTGAGAAATATCAAGTAAAGAAATCTGACGGCACGCTAGATGTCGAGGCCAGTTATGCCAAACTGCTTGAGGGCCACAGGGCGCTTGAGCAGCGAATGGGCTCTGGCGGTGCGCCACCAAAGACGCCGGACGATTACAAGGTAGAGCTGCAGGGCGTGGACCCGCAGGTGCTTGCACAGGACCCGGAGTATCAGGACTTTGTTAAAAACGCTCATGCGAAGGGCATGAATAACGATCTTTTTAACTTTTCCCTGGGCGAATACATAAAGCGCACCATACCGAATCCTGGGCGCGCGTCTGAAGACTTGCGCACCAATCATTGGAAGGACGAGACCTCGTTCCGGTCCAATAGCGCTAACGCGGTCAAAGCGCTGAACGAGTTTGGCCGCGACTTGACCAACGGCGAACGAGCGATGATAGACGGCAACTCCGGAATGCTGCGCGTGCTGGCCAATGTGGGGTCAAAGTTGGGCGAGGACAAGCAGCCGATCATCGATGACACTAGCGCTGCTGAGACATGGCAGCAGCAGGTCGATGTGATTCGCAATGAATTGAAAGATACCAGTCTGTCACAGGTACGCCGCGATCTGCTGCTAAAAAAACAGGGCGCTCTCTACGACAAAAAGTTTCTCCGCAAATAGTTTCCTCCGTGAGCGAGCGTCGCGCCATGCGACTTTAGCCGAGGCAGCCCCTCGGCTTTTTTTACGCAAAAGCGAACGCTCTACTGTTGTACACTGTACGGAATCCGGCCTGCGCGTGGCTGCGCGGATTCCCGGTCTTGAATGCCCGAGCGTGAATGTGGAAGCCGACAGCACGTGCGATTACAGGCCCGTAAAGACGGACACCCTGACTAGGCGAACGAACCCGTTCAATTTTTCAGGAGCGCATCATGTCCTTCCAAGTGACAGAAGCTTTTGCGCAGCAGTTTGCCGACACCTTCCGGCACGTTGCGCAGCAAATGCCCAGCCGCTTTGAGCCCACGGTGACCAATGATACCGTGCGCGGCATCAGCAAGACCGTGAACCGTCTCGGCCAGCGCACTGCGCAGCGCCGTCTCGGTCGTCACGCCGACACCCCAATGGTTGATCAGCCGCACTCTACGCGCATGGTTGATATCTTCGACTGGGAAGATGGTGACATCATTGACGATCAAGACAAGGTACGCATGCTTGTGGACCCGACCAGCGATTACGTCAAAGCCATGATCTCCGGCCTGAACCGCGCTAAAGATGACGTGATCGTTTCGGCAATGGTGGGTGCTGCACGCGTGGCGCCGACCGTCCCTGGCGCACCAATTAGTTCGGTGGCCCTGCCGAGCACGCAGCGCATCCTTGTGGGCGGCAGCGGTCTGACCAAGGCCAAGATCTTCCAAGCAAAGCGCATTTTCCGCCGCGCTGAAGCCGACGAGGAAAACGGCGAAGAGTTGTATTTTGCTTACACTGCATCGGCACTGGCCGACGTGCTGGCCGACACCCAGCTGACCTCTGCCGACTACAACGCCGTGCAGATGATCCAGGCCGGCTCGCTGCGGGGCACTTGGATGGGTTTCCGCTGGATTCCGTCCGAGCGACTGCCGATTACGGGCACGACTCGCACCTGCTTGGCTTGGGCCAAGTCTGGCTTGGTGTTCGGTAAGGGCGAAGACATCATGACCAAGGTCGGTGAAGACCCGACCAAAGGCTTCAACTACCGCGTATATGCCAAGATGTCCGTGGGCGCCGTGCGCGTGGACGAGGAAAAGGTTGTGGCTGTCGAAACCCTCGAAACCTGATCTGGAACCTGACGCAAAGGAGCTATCAACATGGCAAACCAGAACGCAACTCTGGCCGCGGCGCGGGCTTCCACGCCGCAGGCCCTTCCCACAATGAACCAGCAAGGCGGCGAGGTGAACGTGTTTTTCAGCACGGTCACCAATCCGTCTGCCGGTGGCGTCGCGATCGGCGAGTACATCAGCTGGGGTTTCCTCCCTCTGGGCGCTCGTGTGTTGCTTGGCATTCTCACCTACTCGGCAGGCGCGGCTTCGTCCACGCTGAACCTGGGTGATCCGGCCATCGCGGTACGTTATCTGGCGGCGACCTCGGTCACTACAGCTGGCAATACGGTGTTCACCCCTGCTACGTTTGCCAACGGTTTAGCGGGTTTTGTTGTGTCCGTGGCGGCGCCGGGGCTGGCAACTGATCAAACCGAACTGCGCTCGACGTGCGCGGGTGCTGGTTTGCAAGCCAACCAGACCCTTTCTCTGATGCTGCTGTACGTGACAAACCAGTGAGCCAGTTAGGTTTACTGATCACCGTGGAACAACAGAGGGGGCCGCGTGCCCCTTCTTTTTTGTTGAGGCCTGTCAACAATGGCAGTGAGCGACGTTTCGGTGTGCAGCAACGCCCTGCAGAGACTGGGAGCGGATCCAATATCCGCGCTCAATCAGGCGGTCAAACGGGCGCAAGTGGCGGCGAATCTGTTTCCGGTGGAACGCGACGCGCTCTTGAGGGCGCACCCGTGGAACTTCGCAACGCGCTCTGAGCTGCTGGCCCCGGACGCCACGGCGCCGGCATTCGACTTTGCCGCACGCTTTGCCGTGCCCGCTGAGTGGCTACGCACGCTGCAGGTTGGCACCCGATCACAGCGGCTGGTCTGGCGCCAAGAAGGCCGCTACATCCTGTGCGATGAGTCGGTGCTGCCACTGCGCTATGTGTACGCGAACACCGATCTGGGGTCATGGGATGCTAAGGTCGTGCATGCGCTTGAATTGCGCATGGCCGCAGCCATGGCCTACGCCATCACGCAATCGGCAAGTTTGCGCGACCAGATGCTAGCCGAAGCTGAAGCGGCGTTTAAGCAGGCCAAGACCCTAGACGGCCAAGACGAGGACGGCGAGGAACCGTTCGACCATCGCCAGACGGGAGCGCGCTACGGCAGAGGGCGCATCTAAAGCATGGCACGCGTCAACCTTAACCAGACCAATTTCACCGCTGGCGAACTCAGCCCGCGGCTATATGGCCGGGTGGACATTGCCCGGTACACCAATGGCGCTAAAGTGCTGCGCAATGGTTACGTGCTGACGCATGGTGGCTTTGTACGCCGGCCGGGCACGAAGTTCGGTGCTCCCGCTCGGTTCCCAGGCAAAAAAGTGCGTATGGTGCGTTACGTGTTCAACACGTCGCAAGCCTACGTGCTTGAACTTGGCGACCAATATCTGCGCATCTGGAAGGACGGCGGTCAAGTGCTGGATTTGGTGCGGTCGATCAGCGGCGCGACGCAGGCCAATCCCTGCGTGCTGACCATCACAGCACACGGGTTCACCACAGGCGACGACGTTTTTTTGACTGGCGTGGCCGGCATGACCGATCTTAACGGCCGATTTTGCCGGGTCACGGTATTGTCGGCCAACACGGTCAGCCTGCAGAACTACGACGGTAGCAACGTGGACAGCACGAGCTTTGCGGCCTACACCAGCGACGGCACGGCTGGTCGCATCGACACGCTGTCCACGTCCTACACCGAGCAGCAGGTTCAAGAACTGGATTATGCGCAGAGCGCGGATTCCATGTTCATTGCGCACCCATCGCAAACGCCGCGCAGGCTGCAGCGGTTTGGCGATGCGT